CAAGTTCTGGATTTATATCGACCTGCAACACCGTTAGCGGTACATTCCAGAACTTCACAACCTCACGAATAAAGCGATACGTCAGAGGATGTTCACAGCCGGTATCCATAAAAATGAAATGGACGCTAGCGCCAGCTTTTCGCTGTGCTTCCATCAGATGAACGAGATAAGCCGATGTTCGTCCACCTGAAAAGCTGACGACTTGATGCATACTCACGGTTTATTCCTGAACGCGCTTAAACTCGATTACCCATACCCACGGGTTAGATAGCCAGTTATCCTGCCCGTAAATACTGCGCCAGATATCACCAAAACCAACGCGATAAACAGCTTCCGGCGGCGTAATTTTGTACATCGCCGGAGATGCGCCTTCTGCTTTAGCATCTGCCTCGCTCATATCACGCAGCCGTTCCACACGCACGTCGGTAATTTCCAGCAAAATGCGCGATGCCCAGCGCGGCATGTGAATTGATGGACACCACCCGCCATCAAATTTTTCATTCACAGTGTGAGGTTTCCAGTCGGCATCATCGGGTATCGACCACAAGCCGTAATCACCCGGCTTTTGCTCACAACTGGCCCGATAAATCCTTGCTGCGTTCTTCTCATCGCCACGACAAAGGTTGTCGTTCCAGTCCACACTGCAACCATCCTCATTGCCTAATATCGCCCACGCCTCACGGACCCATATGCGATCACCAACGTTACCGAACGGGCATAAACCATGTTCAGGTGCATCCATAACGTGGGTATAGACACCATTGCGTTTCTTGGTCGGTTTACGGATAACCAGGCAGTTATCGGCCCTGACATTTTTTACAGGTCGGCGAGTCTGCGTCTTCCTTCCTTCGAGGATGGCCCTGACCATCTCATCGTTAAAAATCATCCCGCGTTCTTTCATTTTTTGATCCACCTCATCAGTTATTGAACGTGATCACTCCGCGCTCGATGGCGAAGTCGAAAAGCTGGTTAGCTGCTACGTAAAGGCGTATGCCATGTGCTTTTTCCCATGCCCGGACATCGTTTTCTGCGCTTCTGGCGCAGTCATCGCAAAGAGGAACAGCCCAGCGGTCGTGTTCGTTTAACGAGCGGGCGCGGTACATGAATGGGTGATTAACCTTGCCGCCGCAGCCTACACACGGGCGAGACACCACAAACCGGAGATAAGCCGGGCTTTTTCCGAGTAAGGTTTTTGGACGGCGCATATATAGGAGGCCAGAATCTTCATCGACGGACAGATTGACGATCTGCTCTGCGGAAATATCCACCAGCTCGCGGGTACTATGCTCCCAGGTAATATCCGACTCTTTCAGAGTGCCGGTAGGGATTTCAGTTTTTGGCTGACAAAATGCAATGCGACCAGCTTCATCAGGCAGTTCGTCTTTAAGATTCCGGCGAATGGCCCAAAAGGTGAGTTCAACCATGCTCAGATCGCGATCTGGCGGAAGTTTTAACTCGCTGGCAACCCAGTTCATAATCCAGTTGGCGCGATTCAGTGACAGCTGGTCTTCCAGCTTGCCGTATCCCTTCATCATGTATTCCGCATCATGCTTCCAGCACAGGCGAACGGCAGAACCGTTATAGAAATGGGTGGTTAACTGGTGGCTGCAATCGCGCTTATCATGCGCCTGGCAATCGTGAATGTTGGTGCTAACCCAGTGAACGAGAGAATCCTCACCACCTAACGCGTTAAATACGCGCTCACTTTGAAAAAAGGGTGCCAGTGACTGGTTGGTAACCAGTGAATAATTCAGGTCAACGACACCATCAGGGGTGTTTTCAGCCTGTTCACGCGGCAATGGGGATATAAGAAAACGACGTCCTGCGCCGATGTAATTGCTGGTGGGCTTATCTACAGGAAAGACAGCCACACCAGTTTCATTTACGACATATGGGGTGATTATTGCACTCATAATGCATACCGACTCTGTTTTGTTCCGAGCGGTAAAATAATATGTTAGAAAACTAAAATCAATGTTCTAACGCGTTTTTGAGTGCGTAAGTGATTTGATCAGACTTTAAGCTGCCCTCCCTTCACCTGCATTAGCGTCAGATTTCCGCAAAAAACCGCGCCCGTGTCTATGTAGTGCTGATTCCAGTATGCTTTTGGTCTTCGTACCGGTGTGTGCCCAAAGATAAAGCGATCTGCGCCTGTAATTTCTCCACCAATGCCATCTATCGAATCACCGACGCGACTGCGCGACCAGACAACATCAAAAAGCGACACATCCTTACCGAACTGGTACTCTCCACCTGGATAGTCGGCATGGGCTATAACGATAGTTTCATGCCCGGTGTTCAACTCAATGATATATGGCAGACGCTTTACCAGCTCCACCAGCGCCCTGGCTAATATTTCCTGATCAGCGTCCAGCATGAAGAACCATTGTCCGCCATTCATTAGCCAGTTATTCACGTTGCCATCAGGACTTAACGCATCGATCATTAATCGCTCGTGGTTTCCCATAACCGACCGAAACCAGGGCATCTGCAATAGCTCCAGGCATTCAACATTTTCGGTGCCGCGATCGATAAGGTCGCCAACCGATATCAGTAAATCCTGCGCCGGGTCAAAATCCACACGATGGAGTTCGGACATCAGTCTGGTGAAGCAACCATGCAGATCACCAACAACCCATATGTTTCTGTAGCCAGAACCATCAATACGGCTATATAAATTCACTTCATGCATAGCCTGTGTCATGCGGCAACCTTCTCACGCAGCCAGATACAAACCGGACCATCTTCAGTGTCATGAATAGAGCCAACAAACCAGCCTTCACCCTCTGGTCGCTCCGGTTCCCAGGCGGCAATATCGGGACCAGCTGCGTCCAGATCAAAATCATCTTCATCCATACTGCGAATAGTCCACTGAAGATTATTTCCCTTCATCCAGGCGTCAAATTCCTCAGTGGAAATATATTCACGGCCTGCGCAAAACTTTTCATACTCCGGATGTGTCCAGCAGCCATATTCATCACGTTCTACCGGCATTTCTTTAATTGTGCTCACTCTTCATCCTCCAAGTCGGCAACGGCCTCCATCACATCAGAACCGCGAATAAACTCAAAAGCACGGCAAGCCATTTCAAACACCTGTTGTTCTTGCGGATGCGGTGACTCCCAATACTTAAAACCAGGTCGATGCTCGTAACCCATCATGGAATAAAAATCGCCAGCAAGTTCAATCGCGGCATCAACAAGTTCGCGATTTGTCATCGTCTGTTCTGTCATTTTGTTTTCTCCTGTCTGAACATCACTATCATCAGGTCGCCTTTTGTCGCTATTCTGGCTGTTGTGCCTGGTTCAATGCGGCTAAGCTCAAATGCGTCATAGAACGCTTCTAATGCCTTCTGGCGTAGTTCCTGTTTGCGCCGTTTTTTCCACTCTTTTAGGAAAATGGAACCCTGCCATCGCCAGGTACGGGACATGATGTAAAGCCAACCGAAAAGTGCCAGACCGGTATTTAGGGCCGTATCGATTGTTATCGTGGTGTCGATATTCACTGTGGTGGCTCCTGCTTTTCTGCCTTCAATACCATGCGAGAACCATCATCCAGCTCCCAATTAATTTCACCGCCTTCAGCCATGACTAGATGCCAAACGAGTTGTGCGGCCTCGTTGGTTACATCACGACCGCGATCATTGCCGACACGACGTTTTGTTCCATCCCCTAAGTCACGCATTTTTGCCAACACGATGGTTTTTGATAGCGGTGAAAAACCAAGCTGTAGTCGTGCTGAATTGCTCACTGTTTGCCTCCTTTGCGAATCCGGGCGGCTAACTCGTCACATATGTGCGTCAAAGAGAAAAGTTTGATTGATGGGTGTTCGCGCATCATCTCCAATCCCTGCGCCCGGACTTCAGCCAGGAAAGCATCAGTGGTTGGCGTTTCAGGTATCTGTCTCCTCATCCGTTCTACTGCATGATTGAACCCGAAGTCTTCCGCGAGAGATACGTCATCCATATTGTCATTGTCATCCTCAATATCCCGTGGTTCTGGAATTGCAGACTTTATTCCCGCATTCTCCGCCGCCAGCGCCGCGCGATTACCCTCCAGCTCTGCAATGCGCTGTTTTGCGGTATCAAGTTCAATCGATAATTTTTCCAACTGCTCTTTATGCTTCTTGTATTCCTGATATGCGTGCCAGGACTGACCTTTGCGCACACTATCAGTAATATCAGTAATCTGTTCTGGTGTTAGCGTAGTCAGTGGCTGTGCTGGGAAAATCAGCACTTTCCCGGAATCCCAATCAAAACCAGCGTGAATTGACTGAACCTCAATTGAAGGTGTTGAACCAATGCTGCCAGGCGAATGAACAACGATCGTTACATCCATATCGCGACGATGGCTGTGGTTATTGGACAAAATACGATTCACCAACTCAGAAAATTTGGAGAATTTCATGCGGAGCCTCAATATGCAAAATAGACAGTTGCCACACCGTTATAGTGATCAAACGATACGGCGTTTACTTCATAGCTGGCAGGAAGCTTCGAGCCGAGAACATATCCGGGCCACGTTTTCCATGGAATTTCTCTACTCTCACTATCCCCATATACCGTACATCCAAGCGAACCTACAGCCTCGTCAGAACGTTTGCCGCATGTTATGAAACCTATATTTTTCTTGCTGGCCTTAATGGCGATTGGGTGAACACTGGCTGATGCATTGGCAGCACGCTGTGACTGTTGGTTTGCGATATTCGCAGAGTTCGCAGCAGCTACAGCAGCCGTGGTCGCGGCGGTAGATGCCACAATAACTGCTGAAGCCTGCGCCTGTTGGGTAATGGTCAGCAATGCCGCCACAAAAATCATCTTCTTCACTTGTCAGCTCCTTTGCGAATCTGTTCCGCCCATTCTTCAAGGGATTTCTCCGCATATTCACCGGACAGGCCATCAATCGGGTGCGATTCATTAGCCAACTCTTCTTTCGCTGACAGAATCATGCGCGTAACGTCGAAAACTTCACGTAAAGACTTATTGATAAATCCGTGGTTGAAAGCAGCAGCAAGACGGCTTGCGGTATAGTTAATCCCCTCGTTGCGAGCCTCCGCACGAATTTCAGCCAGGAAAGCATCGGTGACTGGCATATTTCCTGTTGCCTTCATGGCCTCCAAAATAACCAGAACGCCATCTCTCCCTACCTCCTCGCAGATAACCTCGGTGTTGTCGCCAACAACATCGCAGAATGCCTGAACTGCTTTACGAGCAAGTGCATTCTCCGCCGCCAGCGCAGCACACGCTTTCTCAAGTCGGGAAATTTCCGTTACATACTCAGCGTTACGCTCTGCCAGTTGTGCGGGCGTTAAACCTTCAGACTTCATACACTCTCCTTTCGAAATAAACGTACTGATTAATCATGCCCAGGGGCATTTCGAGTTTTTCCGCGATCTCACGGCGGGGAACGCCACACTGATGAAGCTGCCGCGCCAGCTCTATATCGCTCTGCCGGTATTTGGCTGACTGGTGAAAGTCACCTTTCAGAATCATGCTGATCCCAAGCTCTCGCGCTTTAGTCCTGACGGCATCACCGGTACGACCGATCAGCTTCCCAATACTCTCGACCGTCATAGTTCCGGCGCACTGGCGGAGTATCATGATTTCTGCCCTTCCCCATCCCCGCCAGCTCACGCAGAACTCCTTCTAACCAAAAGAACGCCATCTTCAGAAACAACGTTGCAGGACTTCAGGTAATTCATTGCCTCTTTCGGTAATGGATTCTTTGGATCGGCGTTTGCCAGGGATTTCGATAACCTCATGATAAATTTGATCATTACCTTCTGGCGGAGCTTGTGCTCATGAGATAAAGAAAGGTAATAGGAAATGGTATGGGCTAAACGCTCACGAAGCTGTTCTGTGCCGTGATATACAGCAGCGATATCACGCAGTGCATTGACCAGTTCCCGGTAAATATGCGGAGCAACCTGGCATTCAATGTTGGTTGGTGACTCATAAATTACAGTCAGCCCCAGCTTTTCAGCCAGCGCGTGCTCTGCACGAGCACCAACCGATTCTTCCCATCGATTGAGCAAATAAATCGCATCAGCAGAACGCACCATTGCCAGGCAAATATCCATGTATTCACTCTGGCAAAGGCCACCAGGTAACACCGCTGGATTCAGAACGATATGCCCTTCAGCCATCAGCTCGCTCGCTTTCGCATCAAACGCCGCACGGTTGTAATCTGGATAACCAGTCATCGGCCCCGCGATGTAAATTTTCAAAACACGTTTCACCATCAAAATTTCCCCAGCATCGTGACGCAAAACATCAGCACGGCAAAAAGCTCAATACCAAGTTCAAGTAGCGCCAACGCCCCGAAAAACAGCACATAGAACAGACCGATCTCGTTCACAGATGGCTGGTGGATCGCACTTAAAGCTATAAGCATCATGTCCTCCAAACAGTTATCAGCGAAGATATTAATGTTTTGTGTTAGAAAATCAATTTTGATTATCTAACGATATTGATCAATCATAAAAAAATCGCTGATAAGTAAGAGGCAGCCATCATGCAGAAACAGAGTTATTGGGAGAAACAGAGACAAAAAGCCATGCAAAAATTGGCTGACCCAGCCTGGCGAGAGGAACAAAGGGCAAAGCGCCTTCAACAAGCTTTACGCCAGCAGCAGCGAGCGAAAGAAAAAGCCGCATCGCCTGAATATCGGCAAAAGAAAATTGAAAAAGCAAAGCAATATGAACAGCGGAGAAAAGAGAAAGCTGTATCAGCTCCGTCCAAAAAAACACGCACGTCACGCGGCCTGAAAGGAAGATCACTCACAGCCGATGAACGCCGGATACAGACCGCTATCGGTACTCTCCCCTGCATTGCCTGCCATATTCACGGGCAACATAGCCCAGTGGTATCTCTGCACCATATCTTCGGGAGAACGGCAGAGAACGCGCATAAATATGTCCTCCCTTTGTGTAAATGGCACCACCAGTACGCAGCGCCAGCCGAGGTCCGAGAACAATATCCCTGGCTGGTCCCTGTTCATGCTGATGGAAAAATAGGCGGAAAAGCAGATTTCATGCGGCACAATGCCGATGAAATGGCGTTGTATCAGATGGCGATTGAATTGATAAATTAGTTTTCTAACATTTTAAGTTGAATTGAAATTTTCTCCGATGTACATTCACTACCGATTGGCACACCGGTCAACTTTTTGAGACAAACTATTTAGTTTTTCGTATGATTGCCGCCGCCATACCAATGGCGGTGCAATATAGGTGGCTGAAAAGCCCCCGTTGACTCACGGTGTTCCAGCCTTTATTGCGCCGCCACCAGACCGTGGAACAGTCGATGGCGGCTCCGAAAGCAAGGAGTCACTACACTATGAACAACTACAGTCTTTTCCCATCACTCGTCGTCCACCACTCACGCGATAATCTGCATTCTTTACTCGCGCCGGGGGTGTCAAAATGACTGTTCGCTACCTCAACTTTCAAATCAAGAACATTACTGGCGGTTGCTATGACTGGTTTGTCACTCTCGGAAAAGAAGTGATTACTGGTAAACTGGATGAAGTGAAAGCTAAAGCAATGGCCTACGCCTGCAAGCAAACCAGGAAGAAATCAACCAAGCATAAAGCCTGAAGGTGTAGGGTTACCCGGGGTCGTCGGGGCTTTAACTACTAAATAACCGGATTCTCCGCACGATGAAGAAAATAGATTTCACTTACTCTGCTGCCACAATCCAGCGACGTTTCAGTCTCATAAGGGAAGTAGAACTATCAAAAAACTGGTATCAAATTCTACTGGATGAAGAGTTTTCGCTGATGATAATGGCAGAAAAATTGGCTATGCCGAATGACCGGCACAAAGTCATTGCCAGCCTGGATCTGGTGACAAATAGATACAGGGAAACAGAGGAACTACGTGAAGCGGGAGCAATTCGTGACCTGATGGATAATTCCGTTCCCCGTCGTTATCGTACGGGGAACGACATCTCCGTGATTAAAGGGGCTTAAAGCTCACCTGTGCGCTGTTTTTCAAGCACAGATTTAACATTTGGCGCTTTCCCTTTAAAAGAATGGAAAGTGCCACATTTTTCTGTTTTAACCTCGCGCAGAGCTTCTCCATCGGAGTTCTGCCATTGATGGGATAATGTCATATCACCGCGAGAAGGAACATCCAGCGAGTACAGCGTATAAGTTCCCCCCATCTCCGCATACTCCTGGAACACATAGCTCATTACGTCAGATTCAGTTTTTCGGTGTGCGTTATCAACCTTATTCCCATTCAAAAATATGGCATCCGGATAGATTTTTATATCAAACCGACCGCACTTAACTTGTAAATTTCCGGCGCTCGCGATCAAAGGGAAAGACGCCAGTAAAGCAATAGCCAATCTTTTCAATTCTGCCTCCGCTGCGTAACTTATTGCCCGTATTTTTTACACCATTGCTCTGCCATTTGTTTGGCTAAAGGCCCGGCTACTGCACTGTATTCTGCTGTTTTACTTTGCACACATGAAGCAGATGGTTTTTTATTTCGCTGCTCGGTTAGTTTGCGCTCATAAGCCATCATGCTATCGAACCCGGCAATATCACTTTGGCGAAGCATTCCCTTTTTAACCAAAAATTGCTGCCCCTCGGGCACCAATGCAAGCATAAAAAGTGGTTGCAATAACTCACCTAATCCTTGCTGGCGATACACTTCGAATTGCTGCCATCCCTGACTTAATCTGGAAAGAGTATCTTTGGTTGAGTAACCTGTTTTTGTTATAGCTTTGTCCGTCAGATATGCTGTATATGCAAAAACGCAAAAATCAGTTTTACCAATAAACTGAGTTCCAACAGGCCGTAATGGAATGCCCTCCCTCTTGCAAAAGTCCATAATGGCCGCTTGTGAATGATCCCCACCAGCGTTATTCATAACCTGCTGCCCTGCCCTGAATTGTGCAGGTAACGCAGTTGCATTGGCAGTATTAGCAGATACGCATCCCAACATAGCCGCGAGCGCGGCCCCTAAAACCCTTAACTTCACTACACCATCCTTCATGTAAACAAAATGAAGTTTTATGTTATAAAAACAATTAACTACATCAACATGATTTAGGCCAAATTTCGGTCAAAAAATAAAATCCACAAAAAGTGGTTGACACTATTTTGGAAATCACAAACTGCACATAATCCATCGCGCTAACGGCTCCCGTTGAAGGTTCTTTTGACGATTAACTTTCAGCCGAAGCGCGGTAGGGAGTCATAACGCCAAAGCAGGCCGCCATGTGCGGCCTTTTTTTGTATCCGTCATCCGTGGAGGAAGGACAATGGAAAAGATCGCAATATTCAGCCTGACCACCAGCAAGCCTCAAATGCTCACTGCAATACTGAAAGACGGTGCTCTCATTATTAACGAAGTAAAACCCCTTCCCGCGTCAGCATTGGAGCAAAAGCAAAAAATTCCTCCAGCTATAGCAGCCCTGCGGAAAAGCAAATTCAAGGTTCTAGTAGACGAAATTACGCCAACGATCTCCGCTGGCACCGGAGCAAGCCAGGTGACTCTCAAGACCCGTCATGCCGATGGTAGAGCAGCAATCATCGTCGGGATGGAAAGATACAGAGAGTTAAAACTCCAGAAACTATTATCCCTGCCGCAAAATAACAAAGGTGCTTTCGAAATCCCCGACTCTATCGTTGATACCGAATACAACGGTAACGGAGAAGAAGTCTACAGGGTGAACTGGCAGGATATCAGGCCGGAGCATATTCTGATGATCCTGTGTTGCTACGCGACCGTATACCACAACGTTGCCAGTGCAGATTACGTAGAGCAGATGACCGGTACAGTCGAGAAAGAGCAAAAAACAGGCATACTCGCTTCGTTCCTGTCCATTATTGGGCATGAAAAAGTTAAAGCAGGCACCTCCCAGCCAAAGTCACTGGCTGGGAAAGAAGTTGATGAAGATACCGTGATACTTTGATCACATTAGTAGCTTTGTTAACTCCCTCAATACCAGGTAGAAGAGTAACAAAAATATTGACGCGAGTATTTGAGTGGTCAATGAAGCGTTCATAAACAGATCAATTAGCATTAATAATTCGAAGATAACATCCATGTCATTCACTCCGTTTAATTTTTAATCTAATGCCAGCAAAGGAAGCTGGCCCCCGCATAAAGATTAATGAAAGTCACTTGTCACCAGTGAGGGGATTTATGAACCACATCCCCCTGAACTGGTGGCCTGTCTGTTTCTCGCATTTCACACCCTGCATACAGTTTCCCCCAGGTTATGACTGAGAGGCTTTGTTATGGGCTATAGCAGACTCGACGATAGGTACATTGAAGACGATATTTTTCGTGCGCTGTTTCACCAGGAAATGATTAAGCGGGTATCGGAGTATCACTCTGATAATTTCCAGTACACGATAAAGATTGATGAAGTATATCGTTCAGACCTTGCAGCCTACAGGGCGTATGGCAATGCAGATTTGCGCTGGGTATTCCGGGTGCTGGTGGGCCATGAGTCAGAAATGGAAGAAATGCCCGCCGGGACCACGTTAACTCTTCCTGATGTGGCATGGCTGAGGAACAAGATCCGTGATTACGCGAGCGCGGAACCGGAGATAGAAAATGCCTGATTTCCTGAAAAACCAGGACGGGCGCTATATCACTGACGGCCTGTCCTCTAAGGACTTCACGCGTTTATTCGACCTTATCAGGAAAGAACAAACCCGTAAGCGCCGACAAGCTCACCGGACGCTGACGCCAGGTAGACTGAGGAACAAATCCGCCGAAGATATTCTCAAGTTAGGGAAGAAAAAAGGCGGCACGTTCTTCACGCGAGACGACCTGAAAGGTTTCGAAAAGCTACGGAGTAAAACACGCGAAAAATATGACAGCAAGACGGCTGGCATCACATACGCCCAGCTGGTGGCATCCAGCCAGGCAATCGATATTAAGCGTGCAAATAACGCCGTGGATGACGGATCTGGTATCAAAAGAGCTACACCCGTATCTCTTCGCCACAACGTGATTAATATCCGCGTAGAAGCATCGGATATATCCGTCCACCAGCACCATATCGTCCGGATACGCTTTGAAGAATGGGATCAGATGGTCGATGACATCGCAGAAGACGATAAATCAGCTCTGAAAATCACTAAATCACTGTGCGCCGGGCGGGTGTCTTTCGATTGTGACTGTGGTCGTCATCAATACTGGTATCGTTACATCGCTACTGCGGGTAACTTTGCCCTGGCCCCGCCAAAAGAATACGCCTATCCAAAAGTTCGTAACCCTAAGCTACAAGGCGTCGCCTGTAAACACGTGATCCACTCAATGACGCGGTTACAGTCCGCTAGTTGGCAAATGAGTATTGCTCGTGCGTTACAAAAGGCCGCAACGCAAATTGCATTTGGTGACGATCGCCGCCGTACAACCAAACACTTCTCAAAAGAAGACGAGAGGGAGTTTAATCGCAATCGCAACAGTAAAACAAACGTTGACGCTGCCAAGCGCGAATGGAGGCTCTATCAGAAGCGTCAGGCCGCTTTAAGCACAAAACTGGCAAAGGACAACGGCAAAATTGACAAGCTACGTGACCAATTGACCAAAGCCAGAAAGTTGTCAGACGCACAGAAAAAACGGGCGGCAGCAAAAGAAGCGGCCTTGCAACGTGAGAAACAGAAAAACAAGGAGCTTCAGCAACGCCTTGCCGATCAGTTCGCACTGAAGAAGCAGGCGTTCATTGATGCGCTTGTCATGGCAGGAACGTCACCTGAGCAAGCTGAAAAAATGTTTATGGAGTATGTGAAGAAAGGTTCTTAATTTACAACAAAGGCGGTTATCCCGCCTTTTATATTACTTGTCCTTTGATGTCGATTGAGACTCATATATTGTCTCCACGTCATCTATTAGTTTATTAATACCCCACAATCCAGTGTCTTTATAAAAATCACTTTCTTCAATTGCTTTTAATAAATCGGCAAAATCTTCTTTGGTGGAAATCCTTTTATCTTTTGCTTTATATATATCAACAATTACTTTTATACCGTGATACAGAGCCACTCTGGCACTCTCAATCTCTCTCTTCTTTTCTTCGATTGTATTCAGTATTTTTTGTTGACCTTCTATTTGTTCCTCTAATTTTAAAAGCTCTTCCTCTTTTTTCTTTAGGTTTCTCAGTAACGCCTTTACTCTTGCTTTCTCTTCTGAGTCAAATTCATGGTCAATGTATCTTATTTGCGCATAATTTCTACCAGTTAGTTTTGATATACGCATAGTAATATAAGGCATTACTATGGACGCAATAGTGCCATATATAAACGGCATAACAAAGTGAGCTAAAAACGGAGATGCAATGAAGGTTCCAAAATAAGGGATTTGATATTTATCCCCTACCCATACTATAGACAGTGTTGTGTATATATCATATTTAGATTTAAACAAAATTAGTATTTCTTGCCAATTAACGACAAAAAATGAAACCACCACATATGCAAATAATTTATTAAATAATTTATCTTTTATGGCTTCATCCATTGTGCCCTTGAATGAGTCAATTGTAGATGTGTTTTCTGTTGATGAATTTTTGCCCATACAAGCTATCAAACCTTCTAATTTTTATTTTAGATAAAAAGCGGTCCTCCAGACCGCCAAACTTAAACACCAACCAGACTTTCCAGTGGAATACCAAACTGGGCATGTAAACGACGAATCATAGGTAACGTCAAATTTCGTGTCCCATTAAGCACTTCGTAAACACGGTTTGACTTACCAATTGCCGGTTCCAGATCCTTCACTGTCAGCCCTTGCTGTTCCATACGGAATTTAATGGCCTCAATAGGTGATGGTGGCTCAATTGGGTAATGTTTTTTCTCGTACTCCTCAATGAGAAGACACATGACCTCAAAGAAATCACCTTCCGGGGTGTTCATTTCCGGTTCGTTATCGAACATCGGTTCGACCGCACGCAGTGCGGCCTCATAATCTTGTTCTGTACGGATAGGTTTAATGTTCATGATTTACTCCAGTTCTATTGTATCCGCGTCAATGGCATCGTATTCCTTGTGTGTTCCAATAAACTTAACGAACATCCATCCTCGCTGATAAGCAATTGCGACAATTAACCTGTAATCATTTCCCTTAATATTGAACACCACGCGCCTGTTTTTAAGGATGCTGGCTGTCCGGTACTGTTCTTTGATCTCAGCCGGATTTTTCCAGTCAGCCTTTGTTACTTCATCAACCCATGCCTTTAATGGCTGTTCTGCATCGGGATTCTTCGCCCAGAAATCCCTTAGTGTTTTTACCGAAATTATTTTCATCACAGATTCCTTCTCTCTGAAAGTATAGTAGTCCCAATACGGGACAATGTAAAGCACTTTAGTCCCATGTTGGGATATGAATTGAAATCACAATCTCCAGACAATGCCCCCTCGATACCTGATAAATCGACCTTTGAGGATGCTTATGGGCCGTTTTGACGAATGGTTTTCTGACGATGCAAACCTGGCAAGTAAGGAGTCAGAACATGACAGCACGCAGAGAGAAACGCCAGCGCCGATTGAAGCGAATGCAGGAGGCGCGCCGGAACATGGCAATACCAATTCGGATTCATTCAGCATTCTGGAAGAGCAACCCGCCGCCAAAGCTGATAGCCATGATAATTTTGCTGATAGCAACGGTGGCCTTACTCCAGATGCTGGCGAATCAGATATAGCCATACTTCCACCTTCCCTGGCTGGCAGAGAACCAACTCCACAGCTAAAAGCACGCTATAACGGGCATAAAGCCTTTAACGACCAAATCCGCGCAGACTGGATGCTGATTATTGAATCCAGCCCAGACGCGTTTCAGGCTCTCTTATATCGACCAGATGTTGGCACATATGGGGTAGTCAGCGACGAAACAGGAGAAGAGTCATTCACTGAACTGGATAACAACCAGCGCGAACTGACTTACCAGGAACCTGAAATCGTTTATGTGCTGGATAACCCGGACGGGCGTGACTCTTTCCATGCGATTGACGCAGACGGTGAGCAGGATGGCTTAACCGATGATGTTCTGATTCTGCGTATTGCAGCAAATAAAGTCCCCGTCGGATCAATTCTTGAATGGAATGAAGAGATGGTAAACGGCGTAGCCCGCCGCTGGTGGTACGTGCACCGTATTTTTAGCTACGGCACACAACATGTTGGTTCGCTTTACTACTGCATACCTGCCAGGAATTTTGATACGACTCAAAACGGAGTGATCGAATGACTTCAAATAAAACCCTCCTGGCGCGAACAGGTGAATGGCAAACCTCACGCACAGGAAAATTCCAGACCACGGGCTTTGAAAACGTGGATAACGCGTTTGCGACGCTAATCAGCAACATTTTTTCTGATATCTTACTGGTGGCCCCCGCGCCGGAAGAAAAACGCTTTGCGTCATTCCTGAATCGTCCACCAGCAGAGCGTGTCTATGTGGCCCGTTTCGACAATGCGATCGAGTTTCTTAAAGCAGTTCGTCGCGCAAATGCCGGGCAAGGGAGAAAACCTGAAAACCAGAACATTAACCGGGATGCTCTCCCCCTGGTCAATATCTCACGCACTATGGATATCAATTATATCAACGATGATCAGCAGATTGACCGCAAAAAAGTAGCCAGTTTTTGCGAACCGGATACCGGAATGCCTTTAGCAGAACTGGAATACACCCAGGCCATTCTGACGTATGACGTTACGTTAATGGCAACTGATAAAGCGACCATGAGTCTGATGTGTAATTCGCTGGGCGCACGGCTTCGCCTGATGACAGGTACACAATTTGAAGCAACCACTCACCTTGTTCGTGTTCCTGTCCCGCTGATTTGCTCGATACAGGATGCCAAAGAAGTCGGCTTTACGGATGTTTCAGCACCAATTGGAGAAGAGCGTATTTATGCCACACAAGCGCCGATAAGTGTGATTGCAGACGTGATCACAGCATGGGAGTTGGACGCAAAACGTATTATTACCGAAACCTCGATATCTATGGGGTGATAAGTGGCCCAGGAGTTACAACAATATTTTCTACAGTCAGTGCTCATTAACGATAACAAAGTGCCACGAGACTGGATTTTTACCGCAGTATATGTAGAAAAAACCAGCCTCAAAGCCCCTTTGCTAAAACTGGAAATTCATGACGCTACCGGCACCGTAATTGATGACTGGAAAGCCAAATACGGTGCATCGCTGGTGGCTGAAATGGGCGATCCAAACGGTAATGCAGGCACTTTTAAAACAGATTTCTTTGTTACGTCTGCAATGCTGGCTGGTGATGTTGTTACCGTTATTGCTGTCAGTGAAGACGTGCGCAGGTTTAAGATCCCCTCCCCGCGCACAAATTTACATACCAACAAAACACCAGACGCTATATTCAAGGCATATTCCGGCAAGCTTAAAATTACCAGCAGCGTGCTAAAACGCGCAGTTACATATCATCTGAATGCCGGTGACAAACCGTCAAAAATGCTTTCGGAGATAGCGCGAGACAAAGGTGCATTATGTTGGGTATGCCGGGGGGAATTTAACTTTTACACCCTGGCTGATCTGATGAAGCAAACGCCATCATTTACCTACGAGGGGAATAACCCTAAAGCAGAATACACTTTGTCCAAAATGCGCCTACTCCAACAGGAACATGCGACAACAGCAAAGAATCAATATCGTTTTGTTGGGTATTCCATGACCGATGGCTACGTCGAATATGGCGATAGCTCACTCCCAGTGCGTTATATATCCGACTCTGATATGGAAACTCTTCGCAATATGCAGCTGTCTCTCGTCCCCAAAATGGATATAGAAGTCGCAGGCAATCCGGATATAAAACCGGGGATGGTAATAGAGATTATCGTATACCGCTATGACCAGGAAAACCGCATTGATGAATCAATGCCCCGCAAGCTGATAGTAAAAAATGTTGCGCACTTTGAAGACCGCGTAGGCTACACAACACGAATGATATTAGGAGTGCCGAACAAATGAAGCGTAGAGCGCAAATTGTTGGAACTGTGCACCCGGCAGGGCTTATGCGTGCTCAGGTCCGTGTTTTACCAGACTGGAATGGCGTTCCTGATGACGATCTACCCTGGGCAGAATACCTGTTACCCATAGGTAACGCGTTTGTACCTACAGTAAAAGGCGACCTGGTATGGGTAGAGTTTCCTTATCTGGATGTTAATGGTCGAATTGATACCAGACGCCCAATGATAGTTGGCGCAGCTCAGGATGCGCCTGGCGGAGTACCAAACGTCGCGCCGGAGGCGTCAGGCAATGGTAGCGGCTGGACGCCACCAGAAGTAGACGGAGCGCCTCCCCGCCCGCAATTTTCGGCGACAAAAGATTTCGTGATTCACCGCAACAATGTGCTCGAAGTGCGAACGGCTGGCGGTGGATATGAAATAGCGAATACGGCAGCAGGCTCAAGGATTGGAATGAATGAATCAGGGCAGATATACATCATTGGTCCGGCTGATGTAGTAGTGAATGCGGGAGGGAGTGTTAACGTCAAATCAGCCGATAACATCAGCGTTAATGGCAAAAACATTACTGTGACAGCCGACGAAAATATTGATTTCAAGGCTGGAGGCACCTTCCAGGCTATCGCAAGCAACTTTGATTTCAAGAAGGGATAGAAAACACATCCAATTGTGTTAGATAATTGAATAGAATTTTCTAACACAATTGGTGAAACATGAGATCAGTCGCTTTCAAAAACATCTTCATCTATCGTCTTTCACGTGAAGTTAACTGGAGTGCCGCAGAAGTATCCGATGCTCTTAGCAAATTCGTGTTTACTCCTTGCGGTTCTCAGGACACAGCTAAAGTCGGTTGGACACCTGTTCTTGGTGACAACCTCACCCATGAATACCAGGGTTTTCTGCTAATACAGCATAAGCGAGAAGAAAAAATTCTCCCCTCGCAGGTGCTCAAGGAAGAGTTGCAGAAAAAAGTCCTGAAACTCGAAGAAGAGCAAGCCCGCAAGCTGAAGAAAACGGAAAGAGACAGTCTTAAAGATGAAGTCCTGCATTCACTTTTGCCTCGCGCGTTCACGAGAAAATCACTCGCCAAAATCCTGATCGACCGCAGCAACCATCTGGTATTCGTTGAGGCAAGCAGCGCCAAAAAGGCAGAGGACCAGCTGGCTTTATTGCGAAAATCGCTCGGCAGCCTGCCTGTCATTCCATTCACACCACGCGAACCGCTGGAAATTACAATGACCGAGTGGTTTAAAAGCGGCTTCCCTGCAGGATTTACAGCAGGTGAAGACGCCACATTAAAGGGTCTGCTCGATAATGGTGGTGCCGTTCGCTGCAACAAAGTTGATCTACAGTCCGACGAGATTATGTCTCACATTGAGGCGGGGAAAGTAGCTACGACCGTTGCAATTAACTGGATGGAACGCGCGTCGTTCAGAGTCAACGATGATATGAGTATCAAAGCCCTGACATTCTGTGATGATCTCTATGACCAGAATGACGATATCGACCGGGAGGATGTAGCACAACGATTTGATGCTGATTTCGTGCTCTTTACGGGCGAATTATCTGCACTGTTTAACGCGCTGGTGGAGGCCATTGGCGGTGAAGCTGAACGATAATAACCGACCGCTTGTTGTGAGTCTTTGTGATTTTACGGGGGCAATGGTTGCCCCCTGGCTGGAATACGGTGTCGATGCCGCTATCGTTGATCCACAGCACTTATCGACCAGTGACGAGCTGATGCAATCAGGTGCCGTTCTGACGCGTATTAGTGCGATCATCGATAGCGATGAAGTATACGCTTTTCTTCGTAAGAATTTGCAGCGCATCGTGTTTCTGGCCGGGTTCCCACCGTGTACTGACCTGGCTGTTTCCGGCGCGCGCTGGTTTTCTGACAAGGCTAATAAAGATCCGGTTTTCCAGTTCAAAGCAATGCAGGTTGTCTGGCAGTGTTACGACATTGCAAAGATGATTGGTTGCCCGTACATGATTGAAAACCCGGTCAGCCAAATATCGACATTCTGGCGTAAACCTGATCACATCTTCCATCCTTACCACTTCACTGCATATTGCAAGGAAGACAATTACACCAAAAAAACATGCCTCTGGAGCGGGCAAGGCTTTGTCATGCCTGATGCCCTAATGGACGAATCATTAGGCAAGCCAGATAACAGAATCCATACCGCGCCACCTGGACCTGAAAGGGCTAATTTTCGAAGTGCTACTCCGCATGGATTCGCAAAGGCAGTTTTCGAAGCGAATAAGGGGGTGCTCTATGAGTAAATCTATAGCAAGCATAGCCATAGAAAAACAGGATACGATGGCTGAAATTAGCTATATGCGCACCATTCGGACTCAGGATGAATATGAGCGCCCGATCTTCAAATGGGTAGGCGGTAAATTCTCAGAGTTGCCTACAGTGCTTGAGCATCTACCACACGGCAAGCGGTTAATAGAACCATTCGTTGGTGGCGGTTCCGTATTTACAAATGCAGGATTTCGCCACAACCTGCTTAATGATATTAACGGTGACCTGATTAACTTCTATCAGACATTGCAGCGAGAAGGACATTCGCTCGTCACGCTGTCATATAGTTTTTTCCAAAATTACAACAACGCTGACGCTTACCTCGAAGTGCGTGAGGCATTTAACAGAGGAAAGTATGACCAGCTACATCATGCTGCCGCCTTTTTGTACCTTAATCGGCACTGTTTTAATGGCGTAACGCGGTACAACCAAAATGGCGAGTTCAACGTGGGGTATGGCAAATACAAAGCGCCCTACTTCCCACATGCAGAGATGGAGGCATTTTTGGCTGATGACGTACTCAAAAACACGTCCTTTGTATCAGGTGACTTTGCTGGCGTCATCGAGGCGGCTGGTGAAGGCGATGTGATTTTTTGCGATCCGCCGTATGAACCGCTGCCGGATACAGAAGGGTTTACCAGTTATTCAGGAAATAGCTTCCGTTTCGACGAACAGAAACGGCTGGTATCTCTATTGGTGGAAGCCCACCAGCGCGGCGCTAAGGTAGTGATAACAAATAGTGGTGCGCCAAACATCCGTGAACTATATGAAGGAAACGGGTTTAAAGTACATCATATGGCAGCCAGACGGTCGGTGTCCTGCAAGGCGTCAACACGTGTAGTTGCTAACGATATAATTGCAATAATGAAGTAAAAAACGCCGCAGTAGCGGCGTTTACTTTTTTATGTGGCGAAATACCTATTAACCTAACTTCGCCCAGGTATCACGCAGCCCAACGGTGCGGTTA